GTGCGCCACTTAAGGCACACTACTCCTGTCTTTAACGTCCCCAAGCACGGACAAGATGTCCAGTGAGTCGGAATATGTCGACGAACGTCAACATACTCCAACTCACTGGACGGAATGCACAGATCACCACACCCAATGCGTATAACATTTCTACGCGCGATTTTTGATAACGCGGCCCGTTAATATTATTAATACAGGATATATCGCTGTGGTTAACATCGGTTTTTCCCTGCTCCTACAGCATTATTAAACAACTCACATCTTCATTTTGAGCTTGCGAGTTGAGTTCATAATTACGCATGTTGGATATAGTGATCTGTGCGATTTCATCAGCCATTATTTATGTATTCTTGGAACACATAATCTACATCTGTGCTGTAGTAATATCGTGTGTTCTGGCTGATGAAATAACGACCAAGGTGAATATTTTTGTCGTATTTCGATATTCTGAAAAGTTTATCGATGAGACTGAGTCTTATTTTAGCGAACGGTGATCTAAAATTCTTTAGGGCGTAATAGTACTCATCGATTTCACCTTGGGTGATGTCGTAGGTTTTGTACAACCATCTTTCAAATGCGGAACTGTCGTCAGCATAGTTAGTATAGGTGCGATCATTGTGTTTTTCAGTAGCATCAATGTTAGTGTTATCAACACCAAGCATTCGTGCTGTTTCTAATAGCATGTTGGCGAATGCTTCATAAAAACGTATGCCACGACACCACGACATCATAGAGTGGTAGTTCGCTAAGGCCAATTCACCAGAGAGACGCGCTTCTTTCTTTTCTCCTACGTTATTGTTAAGCGTCCAAGGGGTAAATAACATGACTCTATCAACTTGTCTAGCTATACGATATTCCCCATTGTCTCTCTGAAACCAGACACTAGATAAGTAATTGCCTGCATCTAGTTCACTTATTGAGATATATTTTGCAATCTGTCCTAAATTCCCTTTTGTTTTGTCTGGTGTGTATGTGTGCTTAAGAAGTTCATCTCTAATAGCTGCTGAATTCATGCGTTCACAAATAATTTTAATATCATCACCGCATGTTTCAATAAAATAGTGTACACCTTCGATGAACCCAGAGTTACGAAGTCCGAAGCGGACATAGTCTCCGGCACAAACTGTATTACCGTCCGACGTCGACATAAAACCTGAACCGACTGTTCCATGAACTGAATAGTTCCAATTTGTTTTCTTATTAACAACATGTTGCCACATATTTGTAAGAACTTGAGTATAGTAGTCTTCTTCAAAACTCAAGTATGGCTGAATAAGTCGGTATATATACATATATCTAAGGGCGTGGCTGCACTCTTTAATTGGTGCCCATTGTGTCCCATCAAAACCACTGCCATCAATGTCGATCGATACTGGGTCTAAGTATTGCTTTACTATACTATTATATTTCTCATAGCGTTGATCCCAGTTTAAACCACTACCATAACTAACATCAGATCTCTTATGTGCATCAGCCGAGAATTCTGTTATTGGTCCCATAATAACTTTTGCATAACCATTTTGTGCTGTTATGTTTCTGGTCTTGTCAGTTGTCGCAGTTTTTTCATCTGTCTTAACATGTGCGTCGCATTTCACGATCTTGTTCTCATCAAGTGTTTTGCCCATTCTAAGCTCATCATATGATTCTTGGTAAATAACACGCTTATCAGCTTCACGCCTATCTATCCATTCTTGTATTGAATAACCTTTACTCGTGTTACCGAAATTGTAATCATAATAGCTCTGATAGACTGGCAGACGTGTTTTCCAGAACCAATCCACGTACTCGTCCATAATATCTTCATCATAATCCGCTCTTGCTATCAAATTGCGAGTCATTGCGGATGTATTAGTGTAAAAACAACTATGCATTTTCTCAGGAACAACCAACTGATTGTTGTAACCTGTTAATATCGGAGATATTTGTGTTAACAAATCTTTATCATAGCCATAGTCTGCCTTACACTCGGCGGGAATGTTAC